CGCAAACAACAATCTTTATCTCTATTCTGGAACTGGTTGGTATAAGATTGCTACAGTACAAAACGATTCGCCTAGTGCGATCACTGGAGTGGATGGAACTTATTCACTCGCTATAGATGGAACACCTACAGTTATTACTGCTGTTTCTACAGACCCAGAAGGATTCCCTCTGACATGGAGTTATTCTACAAGTGGACTTGGTAGCATCGCTACAATAAGTCAAGCAGATAATGTATTTACTATTACACCTAGCACTACAGAAGCAGACGCTGGTACATTTACTTTAACACTTAATGCGACTGATGGTGTGAATGGAGCGGTGAGTACAAATACATCTATATCCTTGCAATTTCAGGTTTTAAATAGTAATTACACAACTTTATTAGCAACAGCGGTAGATACATCAAATAATAGTAGTTTTACAGATTCTTCAACAAATGCATTAACACTTTCGCCTATAAATGCACCCACATCAAGTTCATTTAGTCCGTATAGGCATGGTGGATACTCGACTTATTTTGATGGTAGTGGGGATTATTTAGAACCATCATCTTCAACAAATACAACAAATTTTGGGACTGGCGATTTTACCTGTGAGTTTTGGTATTACCCTAATGTTTCAGGAACACAACAAAACATTCTTGATAATTTTGGAAATGCTCAAGTAGCGATTTATAGAAACTCATCAAACATTTTAAATTATTATATTGCCGGAGATCGCATTTCATCGACTACTGCATTGGTCGCCGGTGCTTGGTATCACGTTGCACTTGTAAGAAGCTCCGGCACAAGTAAGTTATACATAAATGGTGTACAAGAAGGTTCGAACTACTCAGATACAACAAATTTTTCTGGCGGTTCAACATACCCTAGAATTGGAAGTTCGTATTTGAATACGGTTGGTGTAAATGGGTATGTTAGTGATCTGCGTATCGTCAAAGGCACCGCTGTCTATACTTCTGCATTTACACCGCCAACAACACGCCTTACAGCAATCACAAATACTAGCCTACTTACTTGCCACTTACCATACATTACTGATGGTTCAACAAATGATCATACGGTGGGTGTCGCCGGTAACGTTTCAACGCAACCATTTAGCCCATATGATTATCTTTCATACGATTCAGCAACACACGGTGGTTCAATTTATTTTGATACCAGTGGTTCTACTGCAACAAGTGGTGGATCGGGACAATATGTTCAAAGTGCATTATCCTCTGAACTAACACTTGATACTAACGATTTTACTATAGATTGTTGGGTATATGGTATTAGTAAAGCTCGTAATTATCCAAGAGTATTACAAATTGGCCCACAGAACACTCCGTGGGGATCAAATCAATTGTCGATATTATACAAACACAATGATGATAATGATTCTATATGTTTAGCAATGCAAGGCATTGGGGGTAATGCAATGCTAATTGCTAGTGGCCCAATAAGTGATAATCAATGGTATCATGTAGCCATTACTAGATCAGGAAGTACATTTACTATGTATATCAATGGTGAATCTGTTGGAACATACACAAGTACAGGAAGTGCAACAGGAACAGGGGATAAAGCAATTTTAATTGGTAGTAGTAGCGCTGGTGATAGTGACTTTAATGGGTACATTTCTGATTTGCGTGTTTTTAATGGTACAGTTGTATATACAGGAAACTTTACACCACCAACTGAACCAGTTAGTTCTTCGGCCGCAGCGGTTCATGTAATTGGAACAGACGCTTCGATTATAGATAAGTCTCAAAACGCTAACCTAAAGTTGATTGGTAATACTACTGGTTCAACGACTCAGGTTAAGTTTGCGGATACTAAGTCAATGTATTTTGATGGCAGTGGTGATTACGCCGCTTCGAATGTGTTAGCTTTGGGGTCAGATGATTTTACTATAGAAGCGTGGATTTATTTTAATACAGATCCTACAGTAGGCATGGGGCTTTATCAACTAGCTAACGGTGTCCTAACCTCTAGTGTTTTAGGGCCAGCTGCGGGTATGGCCAACAGTGGGAATTGGGCTATCTATGTTGGCACTAGCGTAGTATTTGCTAATACTGGAGCTGCTGTTGCAAGTACTTGGTATCATGTAGCTCACGTTAGAAATTCTGGAACTGCAAAATTATATGTAAATGGCACTGAATTAATTTCTACAGCTGATACAAACATTTATACCGGCACAGATTTGGTTATAGGAGGATGGTACAGTAGTCCTTATTTATTGAATGGATATATTTCAGATTTTCGTGTTACCAAAGGCCTAGCACGATACACCGCAAACTTTACACCGCCCACAGAACCATTAAAAGGTTAACTTAAAAAACATATAAATAGTCATATCAAAAGAGAGGTATGACATGGCCGTAGTTACATCTAGAGCTGAATTTAAAGAATATTGTCTTAGAAAACTAGGTTCTCCAGTTATTCAAATAAATGTCGCAGATGAACAAGTAGAAGATCGTGTAGACGATGCACTAGAGTTTTATCGTGACTATCATTTTGATGCGGTAGAGGATGTTTTTCTTAAGCACCAAATAACTGAAGACGATATTACAAATCGATATATTCCTATTAATGACTTAGTAATTGGAGTTAAAAGAGTAATTCCTCTTTACGAAAAATTCAGTCACAGTACAAACATGTTTGATGTTAGATATCAAATGTTCTTAAACGATGTTTATAATTTAAGAAGTACGGAGATGTTATCATACGAATTGACTCAAAGTCATATTCAATTAGTCAATGATATGATTACTGGACAAGTTCCTATCAGATTTAACAGACATCAAAACCAACTTCATCTTGATATTGATTGGGATGAAGCATTAGTTGTTGGTGAGTTTATTATTGTAGAAGCAATGAGGGTTCTTGACCCCAATGTTTATACAGATGTTTGGAATGACAGATGGTTAAAAAGATACGCAACCGCACTGATTAAAAAACAATGGGGAGAGAATTTATCGAAGTACGAAGGCATTGCGATGCCTGGAGGTGTGACCTTCAATGGTTCCAGAATTCTTGATGAAGCAAATCAAGAAATAGAACAACTGGAACAAGAAATGTCTTTAAGTTATGAACTTCCTGTAGACATTATGGTGGGATAGTCATATGGCTACAAATCAGTATTTTAACACTATATCATTTGCACCAGAGCAATCCTTAACAGAAAATCTTGTCGCTGAATCGATTCAGATTCATGGACAGGATATGTATTATCTGAAAAGAACCGATGTAAACGAAGATACTGTTTTTAACGAGTCAACTATAAGTGAATTTAACGATGCATTTTCTATAGAAATGTATATCGAAGATGCAGATGGTTTCCAAGGAGAGGGAGACTTCTTATCCAAGTTTGGATTAGAAATTAGAGATCAATTAAATCTTATTGTATCTATTAAAAGGTGGGATGAAGAGTCCACAATCCAAACCCCACAAGAAGGCGACTTAGTATATTGGCCATTGCAAGATAAAGTATATGAAATTAAATTTGTAGAAGACGAAGTTTCCTTCTGGCAATTAGGTAAAAGATATGTCTATAGACTATCGACAGAATCATTTGAATTCTCAAGTGAAAAGTTTAATACAGGAATTGATGAAATTGATGATATTCAACAACATACATTTGTTACTGTCGATTTAACTTTGGGTACTGGAACTGGTGATTTTATCGTAGGCGAAATAGTATATCAGGGTGCAAACTTCGATTCAGCAACAGCAACAGGTACAGTAGAAACTTGGAATTCTGGAACTAAGGTTTTGAAACTTTCAAACCTTACAGGGAGTTTTGCACAAAACACAAATACTGTTGGTAGAGACAGTGGTGCAAATTATCTATTGGGTGCAACGCAACAGATTGTATATACAGAAAACAAAACAACAGATACCACAGATGGAACTTCTGGACAAGACACAGTATTCACTGGTTCAAGTTCAAATGTAGAAAAGGTTATCGACTTTACTGTTGGAAACCCATTCAGTGAGGATTACTAATGTTAGGTAATAGTCCATATTATAGAAGTACAATTAGAAACTATGTTATTGCATTTGGTTCTATATTCGATGATATTACTATCGATAGAAGAAACGCCAATGGAGATGTGTTGGAAACGATTAAGGTTCCTCTTGCATACGGCCCTTCACAAAAATATCTGGCAAGAATAAATCAACCAGCAGGAAATCTTGGAGATTCTGTTGCAATCACTTTGCCTAGAATGAGTTTTGAAATTTCTGGATTTACATATGCACCAGAAAGAAAATTTTCTAAGACACAAAAAATGTCTAGACAAAATTCTACAGACCCAAATACTAAAAATTATGTATATAATCCAGTCCCTTATGATATTGGATTTACTTTAACAGTCATGGCAAAAAATGCGGATGACGCAACTCAAATAGTAGAACAGATATTACCATACTTTACTCCTACCTTTAATATACCAATAAAAGAAGCAAATGAGTTAAGTATAATTCGTGATACAGGATTGACATTAAATTCTGTTTCATACGAAGACGATTATGAAGGAGACTTTTTATCTAGAAGAGCCCTTCTATGGACATTAGAATTTACATTAAATGGATTTTTCTATGGTGTTCCAAGAGAACAAAACATCATTAGAACAAGTACTGCAACAGTGGGAGACTTAGATAGTTCAGAAGTTACATATGCACAAGCAACAGTAACAACTGACCCTAGTAATGCACTTCAGACAGATAACTATGAATTTTTAACTACATTTAATGAAGACTTTGGAGAATAACAATGAAGAAACTAGATGATGAGCAGTTAAGTAAGTTTCTTGAAATCGATAACAAAATAGAAAAGAAATCGCAAGAGATAATAGAACGTCAAAAAAATAATGTTGAAATTTATAAAGACAAAGAATCTAGAAACGAAGATATTGAAGAAGACTATCAATATCACAGAGAACTTTTAAAAGATTTGGTTTCTATGGGTCAAGAATCTTTACAAAATTTGATGATGATTGCAAGGGAAAGTGAACACCCCAGAGCATATGAAGTGACTGCAGGACTTCTAAAAACCACTGGTGATTTAGCAAAAGATTTAATAGAACTTCAATTAACAATGAATAAAATAGAAAACACTAAAGACGGTGGAGTTCCACAAAAAGTAGTGAATAACGCAATATTGGTTGGAAGTACCAATGAACTCTTAGAAAGACTAAGAGGTAAAAATAGAGAAGAAGATACTGATGAGTGAAGTATATCACAACAACCCCAATCTAAAGGCAGCTGGGGTTGAAATTGAATGGACTGAAGAACAGGCCGCAGAATATGTCAAGTGTATGGAAGACCCTATACATTTTATTAAGACATATATGAAGATTGTCAATGTTGATAAGGGTTTGGTAAACTTTGACCTATATCCATTCCAAGAAAAGATGATTAGATCATTTCATGATGAAAGATTTACTATTTGTAAAATTGGGAGACAGTCTGGTAAGTCTATTACATGTATTGCATTCTTTCTTCACTATATTCTTTTCAACAAAGATGTTTCTGTTGCATTACTTGCAAACAAACTTGCTACTGCAAGGGAATTATTAAGCAGACTACAAAGAGCATACGAGAATCTTCCAAAATGGTTACAACAAGGCGTGATGGTTTGGAATAAAGGTTCTATCGAATTAGAGAACGGTGCAAAGGTACTTGCAGCTGCAACATCATCAAGTGCAATTCGTGGTGGTTCTTTTAATATTCTTTTCTTGGACGAATTTGCATTCGTTCCAAATGAAATTGCAGAGGAATTTTTTAATTCTGTGTATCCTACAATTTCATCTGGTGAATCAACTAAAGTTCTTATTGTATCAACTCCGCAAGGAATGAATCATTTCTATAAATTGTGGGTTGATGCAGAAGAAGGAAGAAATACATATAATCCTATTTCTGTACACTGGAGTGAAGTACCAGGCAGGGATGAGGAGTGGAAAAAAACAACAATTAAAAATACATCTGAAGAACAGTTCAGACAAGAATTTGAAACTGAGTTTTTAGGAAGTTCAAACACTTTAATTAGTCCAACAAAATTAAAAACTCTGGCATATAGAAATCCAATTGAGAAATTAGAAAATGGAAGTCTAAAAATATATGAGAAGCCTAGAGAAGGAAGAGTATATTTTACTACAGTAGATGTATCTAGAGGTAGAGGATTAGATTATTCTGCATTCTCTATATTTGATGCGTCTGAAGTTCCGTATAAACAGGTTGCAGTTTTTAGGTCGAATTTAATTCCTCCCATGGTATATCCTACTGTAATTAAAAAGATGTGTCAGATATATAATGACTCTTATGTTTTGATAGAAGTGAATGATGTTGGACAACAAGTTTCGGATATATTATACCATGAGTTAGAATATGAAAATATGATAAGTATTCATAATGACACAAGAAAAGGGCAAAGTGTTAGTGGTGGTTTTGGTGGAAGAGGCGGAACTACACTAGGAATTAGAACAACAAAGGCAACTAAAAAAATAGGATGTTTAAATCTTAAGAGTTTAGTTGAGGAAGATAAAATTTTCATACAAGATTTTGATACAATCAATGAATTAACAAGTTTTATTTCGAAGGGTCATAAATATCAAGCAGATGTTGGTAAAAATGACGATTTGGTGGACACATTAATTTTGTTCTCTTGGATGACAACAGATGACTATTTTAAAGAACTATCTGATATTGACACCAGAAACGAAATTTATGAAGAGAGATTAAGAAATATTGAGGAAAATATGTTACCATTTGGATTTATTTCATCCAGTTATGATTTCGAATCTTTTGTTGATGCTGATGGAGACAGGTGGACTACAGAAGACACCAATTAGGTAATTAGGTGAATTTGTTGTTTTTATAAATAAATAGAAAATACACTATAAAATAATTTAAAGGAGATAAAAAATGGCATTCCAAGTAAGTCCTGGCGTTAACATTTCAGAGATTGATGCTTCTACAAGTGTTCCAGCATTAGCCACTAATACTGGTGGTTTAGTTGGTAGATTTAGTAAAGGCCCAATTGACGAAATCGTAACCGTAAGTAGCGTTGAAGAATTGAGACATCATTTTGGCGACCCAGCCGAAGACAACTATAGATCATGGTTCACAGCGGCTAACTTCCTTTCATATTCAAATTCATTGAAAGTTGTTAGAGTTGCGAATGATGATGATTCGAATGACGCAAATAGAATTAAAAACGCAATATCTGGTATTGCCGCTGCAACAGTTGCAACTGCAAGAACAGACAATTTTACTGGACAGTCTTCAACAACTGATACAGTATTTGGTTCATCTGCACAATCATTTAGTTATGCAGTTAATACTACTGCACCAACTGCAAGTGTTGATTTGCACACAACCGCAGATAGTGCAGGAAATTATCTGTTACCAAGAACAGATACTAGCAATGCATTAGTTACTAGTTCTGGTGCTGCAACTGGAACCGATACTCCACTTCGTATTCTTTCTGGTTCTGATGTTCAGGTTTCTGTAAGAGGTGTAAATGAAACTTCTGGAGGACTTGTTCCAACAGCACGTTACTCTCTATCTGGACAAGCAATCACATTTGAAACACCAGTTGGACAAACAGCAAACTCTGGGCCATATTACATCCATTCATCGGATGGTGCCGCAGTTAGTGCTGCAACAACAAATCTTGGTTCTGGTTTTTATTATCCAGTATATGATAGAGTTTCTGACGCAGAAATCGCTGATGCAGGAACATATAATGGTGATGGAGTCGCTGTAGCTTACTTCTTCCAAAAGTATGGTGGTGGAATTACGCTGACTTCTGACACAAACGATACTGTTACTTTAGATAACGCAGACCATGGTTTCCAAGTTGGTGATGCAGTCATCTATGTAGAAAATGGTGGTGCTGCAGTAGGTCTTACTGACGGAACAGTTTATTATGTTGCATCTGTAAATGCTGCAACAATTGGACTTTCTGCAACATTTGACTTCCAAGCAAATACTGCTGGTTCTGCTGTTGACATTTCAGTAGATACAATTTCACCAAACGTTGCTGGTGGTAACATTTACAAAGTTTGGTATATGCCAGATGAGTTTGAAAATACTGCAACAGCTGCTGCTCCTGCAAACACTGCAATTAAATTGTTCGCAGATGCAAACGACCAAGTTGTAGTCAATGTCGCACAACAGACTGTTTTCACATTGACAAATGCGCCAGGTACATATGCAGTAGAAAATCAATCTATTGCTGCAACAAATGATGTTGACGGTGTATATGCATCTACAGACTTTACAATTGCTGCAAACAGTGCGGATTTCACATTCCTTTCAAATGCACCACTTACAGGTGAAACAGTAACTATTACTGTTCCTGCAAGACGTTCATTTACACTTGGACAAGCTGTTAACGCAACACAAACAGTAGAAGTTACGGTTAATGGTGTTCCATACACAGAAGGTGCTGCAACTAATGGATTTAGTTTAGTTGGAGACAGAACAAGAATCTTGTTTGCAACCGCTCCTGCTGGTGGTGACGCCATCGTTGTAAGAACAAACTTACCAGAAGAAACAACGTATACATTTAATACAACAGTATATCTTCCAAATAAAGATGCATTTGATGCACTTGGATTTGGCAATGCCGCATTTAGTGGACACGAATTTGCATTTAAAGACGCCGGTTCTGTTGGTAATAGATACAAGGTCTATCTTGTAGATGAGTCTTCATATGATAACTTTGTAATCAATGAACCATCAATCGCTGCGGTTCTTAGTGGAGTTCCGTCTGCTTCTGATAATACCGTTGACCCAGTA